CAGAGCATTCAAGTAGCTCGCGCACTCAACAAGTTTGCAGGTGGACCTGTGAAGAGTGAGGGCGAGATGATGACGCGCTTCCTCAACAACGTGTACGAGGAGGCCGGGTTCTACCTGAGTCAAAAGGATGCGCGTACCGGGGGTATCACGTGGTACACCGAAGACATTCAAGAGGCCAAGCAGAAGATGGGGATTATCTTCCCTGCCCTGCAAGGCGAGACCATGGGCAGCATCGGCTCAGCATTGCTTGCCATCCTCTCTCCGGGCAACAGCCCTATCGGAAACATGACTACGCTGGCTGCGGTACTGCGCAACACACCAATCGACCAGCAGCGCTCAGGCAACTTCTCCCGCAACTGGGCAGGAGACAAAATGAGCTTCGTCGACAAGAAGGGTGGGTCAGTGGCGTCAGGTAGAGTTGTTAAGGAAACCAAAACGCACTTTATCGTTCAGGGTGTAGATGCCTTGGGCCGAGACAGCAAGTACAGAAACGGACAGAACTTCCGAATCAAGATTGCCAAGAAGGACCTGAAGGCTGGATACCCCAAGCCCACTGGATACACGACTAGGGGTAACATTGTGGCCAAGCAGCTTGACAAGCTTCAGTCTTTGTTCGAGAGATTCAAGACACCTGAGGCCGTGGTTAAGTTCCTTACGACAGACCAGCCAATCGGGGTGCTGAGAGAGTTCAACAAGTCCGTGCCTGACACCAAGGGCAAGGTCAACAAGAACCCTGCACCCGGTAAACGTAAGGGAGCGTACATCTTCGGAGAGAAGGTGGGTAGCTTCTTCCTCAACATGGAGGGATTGGGTGAGTCGCTGACATCTGACCTGTGGTTCAACAGAACTTGGAACAGATACGCAGGCACCATGATTGACACGGTGAGCGGCAGGGAGACTATTGTCGAGGTTCCGCGTAGCGAATCAGAACGCAGACTTCAGACCGAAGCTGTGACTCAGGCGGCCACTGAACTTGGACTTACCACTGCAGAACTGCAGGCAACCATGTGGTACTTCGAGCAGGAGCTGTGGAGAAGCATGGGTGCGAACACACGGAGTGAGAACTACGCGATGGCGATTGACAACGTCGCCTCGAGAATGGACCTAGACAATGATACAAGACAAAGACTTGCAGCAGCTGGAGTCAACCTTGACGCGGCTGAAGCAAAACGGGAAACTGCCGTCAGTAGAGCAGATTCTAAAGGCATTGAGAAATACCGCGCCCCACAAGAGCCGGGCTCAAAAGTAAAGGCGCAGCCGATAGACTCGCTGCCTGAGCCGGGACAAAACGTTAGTGCCACTTGGAAGTTGCTTGCTGACGCCGGCATTCTTCTGCACGGAACACCCGAGCAGTTTACCGAGTTTGACAATGCTATTGCGTTCCGACCCAACGCGCCGGGACTGCACGGGCTTGGTACATACCTCACGGGTAATGTAAAGAAGGCAGCGATGTACGGTAAGAACGTTGTGTATATCGACTCATCGGGACTCCGCCTTGCCAACATGTACAACTTCCGTATGGGGGCTGTGGTGACAGAGACCCTGAACAGACTCAATAGGGGTGGTGTGGAAGCCGAGGTTGCAATTAGAGAGATTGCCAAAGCCACTCGTCGCTCTAGGTATCAAAGGACTGGCAAGTCTCTAGGGCTAGAGGGAATCATCGCCAGAAACCCAGAGGGCTTTGTTGAGATGGTGATTACCGAAACTGCAGCTGCAATGCGTGACACCAACGTGCAGCTTGGTAATGGACAGACCACCATTGCTACTCTGCAAAAGTTAATGTATGGAGACGAGGGCTTTGAGAGCCCCGCCGTTAAGGCATTGATTAGATTCTCTATGATGGTAAACAGCACGGAGACAGATGACTCGAGGTTTACTTCTAGTGCAGAATCAAGAGCAGCGAACCTTCTCACTGGCACAGACATGTCGGAGGCGGTGCTTGTGGCTAGGATGGCGTTTACAGAAATCATTCGCCTTTCCGGGTTTGATGGGTATTACTTCTCCAACATGCTGGATAACGGCTATCAAGGATACGCGAGAAGAGCCAAGGAGGGATTCCCAATGCTCAAGGAGGTTGAGGATGAGCTTGGCAATACGGAGAAAGCTCACGCCACAGACCCATCTTTGGAGATGGCTGGACAAGATGTTGGCTCAGGACGCACGGGGATTCAAGAAGCAGTCATTGTAAACACGGAGAGACTCAACGACCTCATCATTCCTGCAGACAAAGTCATCGAGGCGGCTGAGTCTAGAGTCCTCAAGGCGCAGCCACTGCAAGGATACCTCGACGATTACGACGCTGACATGGACACGATGCGTGGTGAAAGACCACCAGCTCGTATCGACAGAGAGGCAGAGATGGGCAAGGTGCAGCGTGCTATGCTCGGCATCATGGAGTTTGTGTACGACAAGTTCTACAGAGCCATCCGCTACCAGCGCGACATCGAGAAGGCTATCGGTGGCAGGGTGATGCAGGAGCAAGACTACGCCATGGCGCTGTCACTTCTTGACGGTAAGGCGTCGCGTAGGTTGCAGAGTGTGGACATGTTTATGGAGGACTTGGCTGCAGTCATGAACAAGTTCGGTATCTCGCACAAGGAGCTGAGCGACTTCCTGTATGCTATGCACGCAGAGAATCGTAACGCCGTCCTGCGTGAGCGCTTCGGCAACAAGAAGCTTTCTATCATGGAGGCGATTGCCAAGCAGGCAGCGCTCATCAACGACGAGCAAACCTCTGACACGGCCAAGCGTAAAGCGTCCAAGAAACTTGCTGACCTGCAAGAAGAGCTGGCTGACGTAGAGGCTAGATTGGAGAACGACAACTTCTCAGGTAAGACCGACGAACAGGCACGCAGAGAAATTGAAGAACTCGACAGCGAAGGCATGCGTCAGGCCTACGACATGGTGATGGAGTTCCAGAAAGAGACTCGCAGATTGATTGTAGAGTACGGAATGGAGACACAGACCACCGTCGACAAGCTTGAGGCATTGTACCCAAGCTACGTCCCGCTAAGCGGATTTGCCATTGACGAGGACGGAGGCGCCGAGGCACGTGAGGCAGGCTACCTGCACATGCACCAAGCAAGAGTGTTCCGTGGAATCAGAAGAGCAGAGGGTCGTACCAGCTTGGCTGACAGCCCGCTCGACTACATCTTTGAGAGACGGTATCAAACAGTCATGGCTGGCGAGAAGAACCTTGCCAACTCTAGACTGCTCAACCTCTTGGCTGACAACCCAGACAAGGACCTGTACAAAATCTACGGACCGAAGGATTCTACGCCAGTGCTGAGAGGCAAGCGTCGCGGCATGACCCGCGATGAGATGCGGAACACCGACAGGTTCGTCGAGGTTGTCATCAACGGTGAGTCGTTCTTCATGGAGTTTGCCAACGCTGCTGTGGCTCGTGCAGTCAACAAGCACAACATCCTCAAGTCACCCGAGGGCTTCCCCGGCATGATATTTAATGCCATCCGTGGCCTTGGTAGATTCCTGTCAAGCACCTTTACAAGCTACTCTCCTGACTTTATTGTAGCCAACTTCACACGTGACTTGCAGTTTGGTTTGGGCTCATTGATGGCTGAGCAGGAGATTGAGGGTGGTCAGGCGTTTGGTGAAAGCCTTGTCAAGTCCACGCTCAAGAAGCACCTCCCATCTCTCGCGTTCCTGTACAAGAACCTGCAGGGTGTTGAGGACAAAAGCCACCCGATGTATAAGGCATGGCAGGAGTTCCAAGACTCAGGGGCTATCACTGACTGGCCATACGCCAAGAACAGAGACAAGCTGCGCTCAGACCTCGAGACGCTGACTAGAATGCAGGAGGGTGGAGCTGGGGTTACTGCTGTCAAGGGGCTCAAGGCAATCGCTGACTACGTGAACAACACCAACATGGCGGTTGAGAACGCAATCAGATTCGCTGTGTTCCAGTCGGCCAGAGAGGCAGGCATGAACGCGGAGCAGGCAGCGTACTTGGCCAAGGAGCTCACCATCAACTTCAACAGAAGTGGTAGTGGTGGTTCTGTGATTAACGCCTTGTACCTGTTCTTCAATGCAGGCGTTCAGGGTACAGCTAAGTTTGCACGCACAATGCTGCAGCTCAAGAAGGTTCCTAACGGACGCGGCGGATACTACAGAACACTCAACAGCTCACAGAAGATTGCTATGGGTATGACACTGTTTGCTGCTGCACAGGCTGCACTGAACCAAGCCATTTCTGACGAGGACGAGGACGGCAGAACTTTCTACGAAAAGATTCCTGACTACGTCAAGGAGCGCAACATGATTGTGATGATTGGTGGCAAGGACTACATCAAGGTTCCTTTGCCCTACGGATACAACATCTTCCACAACCTAGGCACCATGTCATACGAAGCAGCCGCTGGTATGAGGACTGCTGGCGATGCTGGCGCGTTCATGGCCGGAGGTATGGTGAACTCCTTCATCCCAATCTCGTTTGGTGAGTCAAGCACGGTGTTGCGCAAGGCTGGTAAGGCGCTTACCCCTACGTTCCTTAGACCGTTCCAAGAAATCTACATGAACGAAAGTTACTTCGGGACTCGGGTCTACCAAGAAAACGCACCCGGGCAGAACATGCCGATGTCTTCCTTGGGCTCGCGCTCACCTGAGTGGCTACGCGATGTCACCATGTTCCTGAACGAAGTGACGGATGGTAACGAGTATGAGAAGGGATACCTCGATATGTCTCCAGACCAAATCTGGCACATCTTCGAGTACTACGGTGGTGGTGGATACAGGTTCCTCAAGAACACCTACAAGTCTATCGAGACTCCGGTGCAACACCTGCAAGGATACTCTGACGACAAGGACGAGGTGGCGGGCAAGGTGCTCTCTACAATGCCGATTGTGCGCGTGGGTTACGGGACGTACAACTCTCGCGTGGACATGGCTGACTACTACAGGTTCAGAACTACTGTTAAGCAAGCGGTCAAGGCTAGAGAGGAGCTAAGTATTGACGAGCCAAGAACGCGAGCAGCTGCATCCCTCGAAGCTGAAGGCAAGAAGATTGACAAGGCCTTGCAGAGACTGCGTAAAGACGTCAGGGCTATTAAAGACAGAGACATTGACCCGGCTCTCAAAGCGAGAGAGGTCGACAAACTAGAACAGGAGATGCTCAGGCTGGTGCTCTCATTCAACAAACAATACTTGGAACAGTATGAAGGAAGAAAGAAAAAAGATTAAGGACACCAAGCTGGGTGCGTGGCTGAAGACGGCAGCGCCCGGAGTCCTAGACAAAGTTGCCGACTTGCTCCCAGACCAAGGAGGCTTGGGCATCGTCAAGAACCTGTTGGACAACGACAGCAATGTCGACCCCGAGGAGGCACGTGCTCGTATCAACGCAGAGATTCAGTTCCAGAACAACGTAACAGAGAGATGGAAGGCGGACATGGGCAGCGATGTCAAGCTCGCAAAGTACATCAGACCAGTTACTTTGATTGCCCTCATGTCAATGTTCATGGTAACAATGGTGCTCGACTCGCTTGACAATCTGCCATTTAACGTAAAAGATTCCTATGTATCTTTGCTCGAAATCCTTATGCTCACAGCATTTGGTGCGTACTTCGCAGGTAGAACCATTGAGAAATCTAAGAGATGAACGAAGAAGACTTCGGAGACATCAGCTTCCTTGACCAAGGCAAGTTGAAGAAACAAGAAGAGAAGATTGAATCAGGTGAGATTACCTGCAGCATTGACAACCCAGAAGACTGCGAGTCTTGTAGCGGATAAGCCATGTTAGACAACTTAACCCACTTTGAATTTTTAACAGTAGCCGGAGCCCTCATCATGGGCTGGATTAAATTCCAAGCTGACTACAACAAGCTCAGCTCTAGAGTGTACGCCTTGGAGGCGGACAACAAAGAGTTCAAGGATAACATAAAGCAGTTGCTGAAAGACATCCAAGAGATTAAGCTGTTGCTTGCTAAAAACCAAGTGGAGTGAAGCTCGACGACAACACAAACTTTGGCATCAACATCAAGTGGTAACCTACAGATTCTGGTGGACGAACTGCGCCAAAAATGTTGTGACTAAATAACTTATATTTGCAGTATGGCAAACGAAAAATACATGCGCGAGCTGCGTAAGAAGGGCCAGAAGGCTCCAGTACCAGTGCCTCAGGACAACAAGCCGGGGCCTGAGTTTGTGCAAAGCATTCCCCTGAGCGAAGACGAGAAGTACTACATCGAAAAGGGACAGGGCCAGCCACTGAACCGATTCGCAATGGGCGACCCCAACAAGATGCACGGCAACATGACTGCAGAGCAAGCGCAGTACTACGACCAAGGCAAGAGCGGTCCTAGGATGGGGCCAGACATCCCACCAAGCCAGAGACCCGGAGGACCCAAGGCCTTTGATGCAGACAAGAAAAGACTCCGTGACACCCGAGAGGTTGGAGGCGAGAGCGGATTGCTTCGTCAGCTTGAAAGAGGTGAGACACCAACAAGCGACAAGAAGAAGAAGGAAGAGGATGCAGCGTTCTTCAAGAAGGGCGGCATGATGTACGAAGAAGGCGGTGAGGTGAAGTCCAAGGTCATGAGCATGCTCGATAGCATGGAGGACATGCCTGCTGAAGCCGAGGTCGTCAAGATGATTGTCGAGGAGCACGGCGTCTCAGAGGACGAAGCCAAGGCCATGATTGCTGAGTACAAGCAAAGCAAGATGGGCATGGGCGGAAAGATGGAGTACGAAGGAGGCGGAGCTATGAAGCTGATGCGTGACCCAAAGGACATGGTTGGTATGACCATGGCAGGGGGCGCAAAGATTGTCAGCTGATAGACTCGAAGAAGTCTTCGTCCAAGTCTTTGATGGGGAGGATGAACTGCTCGTAACAGTAGCGGTTCACCTCCTCTTTCTCTTCTGGGGTAGTTCCTGACCCAATGTTGTGCGCTTGATACGAGGCGTTAGACCTCAACAAGCTGTCGATTTTCTGTCTCAAGCAACGACAGTTGCGATAGTGTTGTTTCATTGCTGCTGTTTAGAAGGAACATTGGCAGGATGATGAGCTTGACAAACCCTGAATCCTTGTCGTCAACGAGCTCATGGATGGGTGGTGTCCACCCCTTGACGTTGCCGATGCCGTTTATCACAGGCTTGCGGATTGCAAAGCGGTTCTCCTTGTGCGCCTTCCAAAGATAAGCACGCAGCTTCTCCAAGTCAAACGTAAAAGCGATGTGGAGTTTCTCTGGATTGCGGACGATGTAAACCAAGTACTCTGCCTTTGTCTTCATAATCCCACAAGGTTGCTGGGTTTTAACTGACTCGTACTCCAAGAACAGATTGACTGGCTCCTTCCTGCGCTCTGCCCAGTAGTATGCCTTGACGTCTGTCTTGACTTCGTAGTACACGCCAGTGTTGTTGTCGAAGACATCCCAGTCACACTTGCCTGTTGAGATTGTGCAGTCACCTCCCTTTGCGTTGAGCCACGCTGCCCAAAGCTGCTCACCTAGGTCACCAACCTGCATGTCTGCAAGGAAGTTCTTACTCATGAGTGGTTGTATTCAAGGCAGGCATCCTTGACAGTTGCTACCTCAATGTTAACCCTCATACGGAAGTCCTTGACTAGTTCCGACACCTCCTCCGAAGAAGAGATAGGGTTGCCTGCATCGTCATGCAGCGACTCGTACAGCTCTGTTGTGAGCCTCTGAATCTCCTGCGTGGAGAACGAGTACAGTTCACTTAGCTTTCTTAATTTCATCCTTGATGATTTGAATGACCTTGTCTACTTGTTTGCTGTTCTTCGGCACGAACAACATGTAGTCGCCATTCCCGGTCTCCACCATCTGCTTCAAGAAGAGCTTCCACCTGAGTGGGAACCCGTGCTGGGTACGCTGGTACCCCTTGGTTTCGATGATGAACTTGTGCTCGTGAGACACAAAGTCCGGTGTGTACTCCATCTTCCTGACCATCTTCCCTGAGTAATCCATCATGTCAGGTCGCCTGTTGGTCGACTTGAAATAGATTCCGGGGTAGATGAACTTGTCGACGAGAGTGAAGCTCTCAGGCTCGTACTCGAACTTGAGCTTGGCTTCTTTCAACTTGTCGTAACAGTAAACCTCAAGACCTGACTTGAGTTTCTTGCCACCACGGTTCATGCTTTTACGCCGTGCCATGATGCAAGTTACTGGTAAATAGGTGTACTTACAACATCAAAGCGTCATCTGTTTTCCCACAAGCAATTCACACAGTGGACGGAACAGGCGTGGCCCGGGGCTCACGAAGTTGAATCCTGACTGCTGCTTGCTGAACTCGAATCGTAGTGGATAGTCTAGTGCGGTGGGGTTGCCACCCGTCTCAGTCATGCGGACCTTGCGTACGTGCATCTCCACGGTACGCCTGTCACTCCAGTCCTCTGCTTGTGTCTTGCGGTGCAGCGTAATGAATCCGTCGGCACGGTTCACGAACTTACCACCGCCCTCTGTATCCTCAGCGTAGGGAGCAAGCGGCAACCCATCGGGACCTTTCCTGCGCTGTGCTTCAGTGAAGGCGTGGGCGTTGACCCACACTGCAACCTGATGCTTGTTGCTGAAGGTGAGGAACTCGCTGGCTGCCTCGTAGTGGTACTCGTGTGTGCTGAGTCCACGGTGTGAGCTCAGGTCAATACGCAGTGCGTTGTAGGGGTCAACCAAGATACCGTCGATGCCCTCGTAGTTCTTCATCTTCTCTGCGAAGACAAGGATGTCGTGAACACTGTAGTTCTTGTGGTTGTCAACAAACGTGAAGTGCTTGTTTACCCACTCGTGTGCAGCCGTAAGTTCTTTGTGGTTCATGCGCTTGATAGGCATGTCCATGCAGAACTGCATCACCTTAATCTTGTTGGCCCATGTCGGGTTCTCTGCACTGTAGACAAGCCACTTCCACCCATGCAACATGGATGCAGCGACCATCAGCCACAGCGTGAAGGTGGTCTTACCCACGTTGCTGTGTCCGTTAATCATGAGGAACTCACGCTTGAACCTGAAGTACTCGTCGAACTTCTCGTTCTCTGTGCCAAGGCCTAGTTCAATCTGTCCTGCGATGAACTTCTGAATCCACTCGTAGTCTCTGTCGTCCGACGTGATGAAGGACATGTCACCATCGTTCACCCGCATCTCGTGCCTGACCTTCTCAAGCTCACGGGTAATCTCACCAATCGGCGCGAGCTTGCCCTTCTCTATGCCATCGACGATTGTCTTTCGGGCTTGGTCAAGGTCGAGAGGATTCCGTGCTTCAATTTCACGAACAAGTACGCGAAAGGCTTCGTCCTCTTCGACCCGACCAGCAGCAATGAAGCCGCCCATCAGGTAGGAGGCACGCACTAACGCTGCATGCTTGCCCCCATCGGGGGCGTACCGAATCATTTGAGCAGCTATCTGAAGCTTCTCGTAGTCAGTACGCCCCTTTACCTCGGTAGGGTCTGGCTCTGCATGCTGTTCCGATTTGAGTCCACCAAACCTAGTGGGCTCTGAGTTGATGCAGATGTTGTCGTCGTACGATTCAAAACACGCACGCGATTCGTTGATGCCCGATGGGTCAGCCTCGAGCTCATGCTTTCTTTGGAAGTAATCACAGAGAGAACGGAAGTGGTCCCTGTGTCTTTCCGGGTTGCTAATCTCTACGAGTGCCTTGACTCCGTCACCACTAGGTGAAGTCCAACACGCTACCACGTGCGGGTCGAAGGCAAGCCTAGCCTTAGCATCCTCTACGTCCCCGACATGGTCGAAGTCTAGAACAATGATGCCGCTGTGTTTCTGCAGCGACTCGTCATTGCGTTCATTAAACACACCGCTCCACAGCACGATGGGAAGAAGCTTCTTGGCTTCCTTGTCCCCGCCACGGACACGCTCAATCTTCTTCTTCTGCTTGCCAGATTGGATGCGTTGCAGTGCTGTTTCCACTGTGATGTACAGCGGTGTCTTGTTGTAAAGGTCCTCGAATATCGTTACCACCTGTTTCATGTTTCATGTTAATCCTTAGCAATACCAAGTAGCCCATCAGGTCTAGCAGTGTGTCCTCATCCACGTCGTCTGTCCCCCAGTTCTTGATGCGGTTCAGCTTGTCGTCGATGCGAACTAGCAGTTGCTCGTGTGAGGTAGCCTTGCTAAAGATACGCGCTGGGTTGAGCGCAGCGTTGCCATACCTCCTGTTCTTCTCCGTAAGTAGAGAAGTGAGCTCGCCTAACACGCCCTTGACGTCTCGCACAAAGTCACGATGATTCAAGTTCTGCGACATACTGCTTGATATTTTCTTTTAGTCTCATACCCAAGGCTGTACTCCCCACCTCCAAGTGGTAGATGCAGGTAGCTGCCTCCTTGAGAATCTTGTAGAAGTCGTAGTACCCATCGTACAGTGATGAGTTCTTCACGTAGTAACTCACGCTGCTGTGGTCTTTCTCAAGAGCCTTGGCGATTGACGTGATTGTGAAGTAGTGGAACATTGCCTCTGCAAACGCCACCCGGAAAATGACGTTGCGTTGCTCTCGGTTATGTGGGTCGAACGGGTAACCAATAGCTTGGTAGTACGAGTCCCTCACCTTGATGAGGTCGCCGACATCACGGCGCTTGACTTCGTACTTTGGAACCCACTCTCTTCTTGGAGAGTATCTCTTCAATTTTGATTTCGACTGTGCCATCGTATCTAGGTCCGTAGTAGTTGCGGTACATCCTGTCCCATGTGTGTCCCTTGAGGATGTCCTCTTTGGTCTCTGCACTGGTGACAGCGTAGTCCTCCGCGCCGTACTCTCTGATTACCTTCTTGCCTTTCTTGTACCGGAGCTTTAGTTCGTAGTAGTAGATGTCTCTCATGAGATGAAGCGGGGGCAGCCCTTAACCCAAGGCCACCCCCTAACATCATGAAACAGTTTACCCCTTAGAACGGTACGTCGTTCGACTTGGTTTGCTGAGCGCCTTCGGCACGTGGGTCGTAGACGGATGCCCAAGCGTTCGACTTTGAGAAGCGCTCCTTGTCAGGAGTCAACACGACTGAGACATAGACAGCGCCTTTATCTGTTGCGTACTTCTTCATCTCTTCCAACTCAGCAAGGGTGAACTTGACACGAGCAGAAGACTTGACCTGCGTTACATCGCCGATGAAAACGCGGTCTGCTGGTTTGTTGTTTGTATCCATGTGAATAGAATGTTGAATTAAATTTCTTCGTAAATGTAGTCATTGACTACGGGTTTGTCAAGGAAAAGCCAATCTTTTATTTTGGCGACGGCATGCTCGAACTTGAACTGCCCTCTCAGAATCGTCTCTTCCTTCGCCTTATACACAGCCACCGGGTACGGGTACGTCTTTTCCTGAGCAACCCAAAAAAAGTCATCAAGACCCGCGACCTGCGTGTAGATATACGCTTGAATGTCATAGGAGAATTTGTTTACATCGTACTTGAATCCCGGTATCGACCGCGTGCTCTTGCTGTCGGACACGTACTCCGCGCCCTTGCAGTCAAAGAAGCCACGCACTGGGATGTCGTCAATGAACTCGTTGAACTCAACCTGATAGTCGCCCATCATGTATCCGTCCTTGATGCCGGAGTCAATCAACCGCTTCACCATGAAGTGAGCTGTCTTCCACTCTGACTCCTCAACGAGATGCTTGTCCTCCTCGACAGCCTCAGTCTTTATCTGTTGCACTGCCGCCTTGTACTCTGATGAGCTCTTGGGATTCTTCAGGGCCTTGACTCGGTCGCTCATCTTCTCCATGATTTGGTCATGGTCGATGACTTGATAGGTAGCCTTGGCCTTGTCAGGCTCGAACAACATCATGTCGTACATCGAGCCGAAGGTGAGAGCCGGAGACTCCTTCTTCAGCTTGCCCGCCATATACAACTCGAAGGCACGCATGTCAGTGAGCGCATGCTTGATTGAGCTGTAGGACAGATAACTCTTGCCCGTCTTCTCCTGTAGCTTGAGAGAGAACTCCATTATTTCCTCTTGCTCTTCGCGCCTTTAGCTGCGACGGTCTTATTGACTGTCTCGAGCAATTCGGAATCCTGTTCGGGAGTAAAGGTGTACTTGTCCACGGACATGGCGTAAGCTTGCTGTGGATTCTTTGAGTTCTGAATGAAAGCGATAGCTTTCTCCATAGTCTCGTCGTCTACCTGTGGCTTAATCTTGCCATTCTCAACAGGAGGTGCGGTGATTCTTTCTGGCTTGGTGTAGCTGCCATGCGTGTTGGTGGCATCGCTGTCCTTGCCATCATCAATACAGAACAGTCCGTTGAGCGCGTACTTTCTCGCGTACGAAGAGGCAGCACCTGTGACTTGCGAGCCATCCATACCTTTCTTGTTCTCTTCTTCTCGAGCGAATCCTGAAGCAGATACTTCTGCCTCGCCATCAGATACTGTCACTGTAGCCTGCACATACACTCGACCACCTGTCTCTACGATGGTGTCACTCATCACGAGAGCGAGACCATGTTCTGTTAGAAGGGGCTTTACAGATTCTACAATGTCCTCGCACGAGCGGTACTTGTATTTGCCAAAGGAATTGAATTGTCCCTTGGGTGCTTTCAGTCGTGCCTGCACGTCAGAGAGCTTGTGAATGATTGTTTTCATGTG